GGAGTGATACGTGTGCGAGCGGTGAGGGCAGCCAATGCGAAGCGCTGCTCAAATACGAAAGGTCGGGGGTGACCGGAATCGTAAAGACAGCGGCGTCGGCTGCGTCAGTCATAGCCCATGTAGTGCTGGAGATGAGACCCCACCGGCGAGCGGTGGGGAAGATCCCGAGCTCATCCACAGGCGGACTGGGGAACTGCGGCACACGTAAGGGGACCTCGCTGCGAGGGTCGAGCGTAAGTTTGGAAACAGGGTCGCGCCCTTGGCTAGGGGCCCAGAAACCATAGTCCCGATTCATGACATAATCACAATCGGGCATGGCAGCCGGGCGTGAGAATCCGAGAATGCGTCCTATGCCGTAAACGGCGGAGGCCGCAACCTCGGTAGCCTTAGCGAACCAGCCGATGACCGGCAGGTCCGACAAAGTGCTCGCGACGGAAGCGACCGTAGAGGCCACTTTCGAAATGGGACCATCGCGAATGTCCTGTTCGTCGTTATGCTGCACCTTCTGGATAGCAGCAATAATACGCGAAGCAGCGAGGAAAGGGGTAGGTGCGAACTGCTCAAAGTCAGTCAACCACGCGTAGATGCGTAGGGCCGGGTAAACGACCGCGACGCCGTCCGCGCGGCGGATGGGAGCGTGTTCAAAACCAACGAGATACGCAGCCTGATCTTGGCGCGCGGTGTCGTAGGGAGACACCGCGGTAAGCAGGGGGTCGAGCCAAGGAAGCTCGAGCTCGATCGCCCCGCCTTTGTTAAAGTCCAGGAAAGCATGGTTCGTCTGACACATGGTGTAGCCATGGCGAGACAATGTCTGTTGGCGAGTGAGGGTGAAGCCGTAAAGACCGTAGTTGTACGGGTTATCTGAGGTCGTGATGCGCACGTGCAAAGTTCCGCGGAAGAGATGGTAATTCTTCAGCTTCGCTATAACACTAGCGGTCTGCGTCCAGAGATGTAGGGGGCTCCAATTGATGGAGAAACCAGCAGCTGCGGCCTGCGACGCAATAAGGACGGGGCGAGCGAAGTACTCGCTAAGTTCCGTGCGTTTGACAGCAAGGCCTAGATGCTGGAGTTGCATATCGGGATCGGTATGCGTCTCCGTCACGACCGTTTCAAAATCGACGGTCGTCTCGACGCCGCCCGAGGGGGCGGTGTCAACCTTGTTAGGTTCAGTTAAAATGTTTGCGGTAAATGTAAAAACCTGCAGCGTTACACCACAGGACCCGCAACGACCAATTGGGGTTTTTCGCGAGGTTACGTACTCGCCCAGTCGTTTGGACCACGGGGTGTGTTTGCCGGGGTTGCCGGCGAGGCACAACACTCCTCCGACACTAGATCGGAAGCCCCGTCACAGGAGGGAGATCAACGTAATGTGCAGACCACCTGCCTTCGCGTGCAGCGCGCACTGCTGGAGCGCGCCATCGCCGCTACGTAAGCCGCTACCTCACTTGCTTTAAAGTCTCTAGTGTAGACCGACGACACTCAGTCGTCCCCGAGGAAGGCATCCTCACCTACCTCGCCAGAAATCCAAGGAGCCATCAGCTCGTTGTTCTCCACGCGGTGCCACATCTCGGCATTCGTGGGAAATTTCTGCGCGGGGCAGTGAGTTTGTGCAAGTCGGACCGCCAAGTCACGAACTTGAGTGAAGAGGGGATCGCCGTGCTGCCAGGCCTCCTGCACAGCGCTCAGCAGCAGACTGCCAAGTTGCAGGCACAGAGGCGCAGTGCGAGAGGGCTCGAACACGAGGAGGGAGCGAGAGATGGAGTCCACCGCAAGAGGGGCCAAGAGGTGGAGCCCGGAAGGGCGCATCACCAAGCGGCGAGAGCGCTTCAAGAAGCACAACTCATGCGCGTGCGAGCGAAACTGCGGAGGGAGGTTCTTGTCAACGCCGTCGGTGATGCGGCCGCCCACCAGCCGGAAAGCGTCCGTCAAGGCCTGTGGGGTGACACCGTACTTAACACCCCACTGCTCGGAAAACGCCACGTTGGCGTCGTCACCGTACACCAAGATCCGCAAAGCGTGCATCACCTCAATCAGCGAGAGACCCGTGACGTAACGAAACGCCGCGATGATCTTCAACCAGTTGAGGAGGGAGTTCCACTCCGACGTCGCGAGAAGACCGCTAATCGTGGTAGTCTTCATGACGACCGCCTCCGTGCGGACGACGTATGGTGAGCGCAGGTAACACCAGACGACGATGATGCCCGCTCGGACCTCGGCAGGGGTCCAACCCAGCCGCTCCAGGACTCGCCGGAGCACACGCAAGTTGACCACATAGTCGTCGTGCGTCGTGCGCGCGTCGTAGCCCTCGTAGTCGATATCCAAGTAGACCAGGCGCCCGTCGGGAGACGGCGCCGAGTTCAAGTGATCGACCAGTTTTTGCCACTCACGCGGGTCCCAAGCGTTGACGCCGACGGCGCACCCGCACACGCTAAGGTCGGATTTGATGGCCGCGATAAATGCGACGAGGAACATGCGCGCGGCTACAAGTAGGGTCATGGGGCCCCAGAAAATGGCGCGCGGTGCCTTGCCGGGGGCAACCGCCTGGTTGGACTTCCACGTCGACATACCATACACCGCAGGCATTTCCCCCCGGAGCAGCGTCGAGCGGAGGTTCGACACCCCCTCGGCCATAGCAGCAGAGAGGGCGAACAACCTTTTGCCCGACGGCGCCGGGGGGAGTTCGACGACGTGCGACGACTTAAGGCCCCAGCCAGGGACCGCACCGGCGGAGGTGCGCATGTCGATGCCCTTAAAGTCCCCCACCCCGTTGACGGCCTCGAACTCGTTGAGCGGGCGGTCGCTAGGGATGGAACTCTTACGGGCGGCCGTATAAAGCCGATCGGCCACAGACTCGATCAGCTCATCGAGATCGCCGATCCCCCAGAGCTCAGAGTCGCAGTCGCGCGCTTGCGTGAGCCGCTTAACGAGGTAGTTACCAGTAAACTGGCGGCCACCCTCGGTAAGTACGACCTGGGTCGCTGGGGAAGGAGGGACAAAGTGCGGGGCGTCGAGGAAAACGGCGCGGACCTCGGCAGCGAAGGGCGTGGGTCGCATGCGGGAGACGCCGCTCTCTCCGATGCGAGGTGAAATAGCCCCGAGCACTTCGCCAACGTCAGCGGCGTCACGCCAGGGGCTGCTCGGATGGATGACGCCAGGGAGGAGTTGCTTGGAAAGTTCGCGAGCAGCCGCGATGTAACTCTCCACCGGGGGCGGGTTTGGTGGGGCGTCCGGCGAACGCCACGCCAACATCTCGAGAGGGACCGGGCGCACAAAGGTGAGGTTGAGCCCGGAGGACGCGGGGGAAATAGCGCACACAATGCCGAGGAGACGAGGTTCCCCGTCAATGAGCGCTAGGAGCGGCGTGCCGCAATCCCCGATCTCCATCCGATGACGCACCGCGTACCCGCCAGGAAGCTCATACGCCTCTCCGTCACCACGGACGTACCGCATCGCATTCTTGCTGTAGTAGGCTCGCACGTAGATCGGGTGCTGGCCGAAGCGAGAAAACACCACCGCATCATGGTCGACGTTCGGTTCCCAAGTGGGAGGGACGAAGGGGACGGGGCAAGGTGAGACAGCCGAGAGGTCGAGGAGCATCGCACAATCTACGCGCAAGTCAACGTGGACGGCCGCGCGAGGCACGAGCGTGCATCGGGCCTGTTCGTCGGGCGCTGAGACGGGACGGAACGCAACGCGAGGGGGCGCAGTGCGCGAGTCAAGAAAGTGAGCGACGGTCAGGACATGATGCGGAGCCACGACGACTCCCTCCGCATGAGCGACAGACCCGTCAGAAGGGCTGTAGACACGCACGAGCAGATCACGAACGGTATAAGCAGCCGTCATAAGACTCTCAGGAGGCGGTTTGCGCGGGAGGGCGGGCGGAGCGAGGTTAGTGAGAGGGAACAACGAGGAAAAGACGCCGCTCGATGCCACCGCGGCGGGCGCCGGAGGCGCAACGGCCGCGGGGCGCATGGCGCTCGACACGGCGTACGCAACGAACGCCGCTGTGACGATGGCAATGGCCGCCACAAAACGAGGGTCTTCCATGACCGAACGGATTGCGGCTGCGGCTCGCGCAGTAGTCAAACGCGCAGAGTCGCCCGTCGCCACCACATTGTCGAGACCACGCCGCAGAAGTGGGTCCACGAAGCGCCGCGGGTCTCCAAACCCGGCGATCATCTCGCGCGACAACTCGTAGTAAGCCCCGACTTTCCCCGCGAAGCCCCCTGCACGCCACTTGACGCGCATAGCCGCGAGCAACGCGCCAAGCTTGAACGCGGCCCAGGGCGATAAAAAGCCAAGGGTGAAGATCGCAGAGAGGAGGGCCACGCCGACAGCCGGCACACCGACGACGTAGGCCGTAAAACCGCCTAGGACGCCCAGCAGACACGCGAGGGATGCGACGTCTTCGACGACAAGCTCGCGCGAAGCCGCGACAAGCTCGGGCACGTCCAAGCACTTGCGTTCACACAAGCACGAAGCGAGGGGCATCAGACACCGGCCACAACTGACCGGGTTGTCTACGGTAGCGTGGCGACGCTCGTGTAGCATGCGCGTCTTCTCCATGAGCGTCACCATGACCTTAAGGAGCTCAGGACGAGCGTAGCGACCAATCATGCGCCGGCGCGGATGTTGCCCAGGAGGCACGTTGGGGTCTGACTCCCAGACCGAAGCGGTGACCTCGTCGAACTGCTCAGGCGTCTCCGGACGCCCGCCGGGGCGTTGGTCGAAGACGACGTGGTAAGCAAAGCGGCGAAGGGGAGCCTGCGAGTCAAGAGAGCCCCACTCCTCATAGCAAGGCTCCTTGTTGTCCGTCCAGATGGCGTAGCGAATGTGGGCGCCGCCCTGTGCCTTGAGCTCGAGGTGGGCGTGCTCAAAGTGAACAGGGGTACCGTCACCCAAGCGCATAAGAAGGTACAGAGGGTTCTCCATACCGTTGGCGCGTGAGGGGTGGACGGCGAAGGCGTCCTCGATAAAAATCGAGATGCACCGAGGGGTGAAAGTCTCCTGGTGCTTCGCCTGCTGCAGACGATACATACGATTCGGGTGGACGATTTCACCGGATTCGTCGTAGCGGCGGGTGAGGAGGCTCAAAAGCTGTTGCCCAAACTGCGTCTTACCGTGGCCCGCAGGTCCAACGAGATGGGCCATAGCCGCCTGGGAGACAGTGCTAGCGGCCCAATTCGTCGCAATGTAGGTGCGAAGGTCGGCAAGAGCGCGATGGCAGGAGACAAGCGAAGCGTTGTTACGATCATTAGAAGCTCTGATGAGCTTAGTGAGGGCCTTCTCCAACGTCCCTAAGCGCGCGTACGCTGCCTCTGCAGTCAAGGTAAGGTCGTCCGCGCGGAGTTCGACGTCAAGGGCGATGCACGCAGCGTGAATCGACGCAACAGTGTTGAACTGTTGGGCGAACTCGTCCCACTTGTTGTAGTAAAAAGCGCACAGCAAGTCGCGAAGATACAGCACGAGGTCCCAAATCTGGCGCATGACCGACCCAACGCCCCCACCAATCTTCTCCGCAAGGAAAAGGAGGGGGGCGCGAAGCCAGTCGGGGAGGGTCGCGGTGAAGGTCGTTTCAAAAATGGCCCACACCGCGGCGGCGACAGGGTTGCGTAAGATGCCGCGGAAGAGGGCACTCCCCGAGGGCCTGAGAGGGCTCGACCATGAGTCGACAAGAGTCTCGCGCTGAGCGTGTAGGTACACGAGTAGGTTCTCGATGCGACCCTGGGCGGCCGCATCCTCGACAGGGTCAGGGAGCTCACGAGCGACGGCCACGCAATCGTCGGGGAAGACGGGGTAGTACACAACTTCGGGCGGGGCCGTAGGAGCCGAGGCTGTGGGGACGGTCCCTTTGGGAAGGAACCCATCGGAATGAGCGCGGGCAATGGCGCGAACGCGAAGCTCGCCGAGTCGCGCGCCGATCTCGCCCTCACGGACCTGCTTGTCGACGGCTTCGATAGCGGCGATGCGTGCACGAAACTCAGCCTCAGTGATCTTCGGCTTGCGCAGGCGAGCAAGTTTTTCGCCAATCGCAGGGTCGGCAAGACGCACGATTCCGAGCCCCTCAACGTACTGCTCGTCCGCGTTAACCTCAAAAGAGGCCTCTTCCTCAAGAGCCTGACAAGCGGCCTGGAAAAGGGACTCCTCGCCCGGAGCAAGCTCACCGAGCTCAGCAAGCTCGGTAAGAACGGTAGGGTTGCTTTTAAAGTTGCGGTGGGCGAAGCCAAGAGAGAGGGCGAAGGCACCTTTCCAAGACGACGACTCGTGCATGCCATAGAAGGTGGTAGCACAGTCGACAATGGTGCCAAATGAGGGAAGGTGCTCCGCGCCGCGCAGCGCAGCCTGGAGGCCGCGGAGACCAGTGAGAACACCGGCGGCGGCCTCGTGGGTAACGGAGGCTTCCGAGTCGGAGTGCTGGGAGGAATCGGATGACTCGCCCAAACAGCACGAGGACCAACAAGTGCCTCGAGTGTGAGAGTGAGAGGAGTGCTCGACACGCGCATGAGCGCGAGTGCGAACAGCACGACGACGTATCTCGCGACGGGAGGGAGGAGGCTCTGGAGCGGCCTCCTTCCAACAATCGGTGATAACGTCGTACATGGGGTGCGACGAAGGATGTTCGCCCTCGACCTGCTGGACGGAGGACAAGTAGCGCCAATCTACTTCGAGGAAGTGTTCATACAACTTGACGCCCACGTCCGACAAACGGACGGATCGGTTGGGGTGAGCGCGATACCACGTACGAAGGCGGAAGTACTCGTACATGGTGTTGTAGACACGTTCATCACGGGCCTCGACAGGAATGAGGGAGGACTCGTCCGAATCGCAGCGCGCTGAGAAACGCCCACCGTCGGTGGTGGTGGGCGAGGGAGGGCGCGGGACCTGAGCCTCCTCAGTGATTGAGGGGGGTGAGGGACAGGACGAGATGATTCGCAACGGTTGTGGCGAATCGGGACGTGCACTCGGAGGTGCAGCGGGCGTGAGCTCTGCAACGTCAACCAGGGCGTTTATGAAGGTCTGCCGGGACCGATACATTTTAAAGAGTGGGAGCGGTTTTGTCACAATTAAATGCAAGAGGTTATCTTCAGTAAGGCTAAACTGACCACCTCAGGGTACATTCACAACTGGTCCTAAAAAGAACAGAGTTGTTAGGCTTGTACACCTAGACGACCACCGCGGTCCAACCTAGGATTGTCAACAATGAAAAACGCGTAATCCTCGAGCAAGGGGAAAGACACAGTGCAGGGAACACCTGTACAACTAGTCTTAATCACAACATGAAATCAACGTATCATGAAACCCAACTTCCGGGAGCGTATAAACACGCGACGACTGGGTGAAAGGACGAAGTGAAGGAAACAACAAATACAGCAGAAAATATATAGAAGCATTTACAATAAGGACCTATCAATCAATACTACGGTCAAATATCATTCAATATGGTCACTCTCTCACACAGAGAAAGGGGAGGCGATCTTGTCTGAGGAGCGATCAAAAATTAAAAGCTAAGACGCACGGTTTTAGTGCATCGAATACTTAATAATCGACAGCATGTATAGATTATAGAAACTCACAATGGGAGCGCGGGCTAACTGGCCCG